AATAAGGAGGAGACTTAAATGTCTGTACAAAAAGTAAAAATACCTTATAACGCTGAACTATCAGTAAAAACTCTGTCGGTAGCAGAAGAATTTGGTGTTAATGGTTCCGCCACATTGGGTGGAACTATTAACCTTACTGGTACTATGAATACTGGTAGCGGAACATTAAATTTTTCAGATGGCCCTCAATCTAAACAGGGCGTTCCTTCTATTACCAAAATAAATAAAGTTTTTTCAAATTATACTCTTTCTTCTTTAGATGAAAGAGATTCTATAATTGAAATGGGACTAAAAGTTGCTGGAACACTAACTATTCCAGCAGACACCACAGCATTAACCTTTCCAATTGGAACAACCATAGATATTATTCAGACAAACTCTGGTCAAATTACTATTGGTGGCGCCTTTGGAGTTAATCTTAATGCTACACCAGGATTAAAAATAAGAAGTCAGTGGTCAATTGCCACTCTATTAAAGCGGGACGCCAACACCTGGTTGGTGTTCGGGGATCTTACGGCTTAGGAGTATAAGTGGGTAAAAAATCTGGTAAGAAGTCAGCAGCAGCAGGTGATTTTGAAGCACCTCTTCCACCAATAAATGTTGTAGCAACAGATGTTGGTTTAAATAGACTTTTTAATAACGGAGCCGCAACTGTAACCTTTACAGTAGACCCATTAAGCACTGTTCCAACAAGTTTTACAGTAAGATCTACTCCAGGAAATTTTACAGGAGAAGGATCGGCAAGCCCAATTACTGTTGTTGGTCTTCAAAGTAATGTTAATTACACATTTAAAGTTTTGGCAACAAATAATAACGGAAACTCTTTAGAATCAGTATCCTCAAATCAAATTTTAGCAACCACAGTTCCTGGTATTCCAAGAACTCCAGCCGTTTCATCAACTGTAGCAGACCAAGACGTAGTATCTTGGACTCCTCCAGCAAATGATGGTGGAAAAGCTGTTTCTAGCTATAGACTTACATCTAGCGATCCAAGTGCTCAGCCACCTTCAGATGGAACACCAGGTCCAGTTTATAATAACGTAACATCACCATACACAGTTTCAGAAGTTGGTGGAACTTCTCAGTCTTATACAATAGTAGCAATTAATGCTAATGGAACATCTGTTGGTGCCACTACAAATCAAGTAACAACATTCTTCAGCCCACCATCATTCTTCGGCCCTCCAGGATTCTTTGCACCACCAGCATTTTTCTTACCACCACAATTTTTTAGCCCACCACAATTCTTTAGCCCTCCACAATTCTTTAGTCCTCCAGGGTTCTTTTCACCACCACAATTTTTTAGCCCACCAGGGTTTTTTGCACCACCATCATTCTTCGGCCCACCATTTTTCTTCGGCCCTCCAGGATTCTTCGGCCCACCGTCTTTCTTTAGCCCACCCAGATTCTTTGCACCACCAGGGTTTTTTAGCCCACCAAGATTCTTCGGCCCTCCATTTTTCTTTGGCCCACCAGGGTTCTTCGGCCCTCCAGGATTTTTCCAGCCACCAAGATTCTTTGGCCCTCCAGGATTCTTTGGCCCACCAGGGTTCTTCAGTCCACCACGTTTCTTTAGCCCACCAAGATTCTTTGGCCCACCAGGGTTCTTCAGTCCACCACGTTTCTTTAGTCCTCCACGTTTCTTTAGCCCACCTAGATTTTGTATTCAAGAAGATACAGAAATTCTTACTTCTGAAGGAAATAAGAAGGCAAAAGATATTAAGGTTGGAGACACCTTAAAGTTAGTTTACTTTAATAATATTCCTTTGGGGTCAGATGACTGCTCACTTGGAGACGTTACAGAAAAATGTTCAGAAATTGTAAGCGGATGGTCATCTGAAGATTTAGGCGACGTAACACTAATTGACTCTGTTATTACTAATATTTTAGAAGAAATGCATAGAGAAACATTAGTGTTTAACAATGACTATAATAAAAGATTTTCATTGATGGAAGACGTATTGTCATATAAGGATGGCAAATACATTATTGTTACCACAAAGAATTTGTCTGTTGGAGACTCATTAGTTATTTATATTGATGGCAAAAAGCAAATTATTCCTATTACAAATATTGAAAAGATTTCAGAAAAAACAAAAACTTTACTATTCTACAGAGACCCGTTTGGTCTTATTGTAGCTGGAGGAATGCTAGCTTATAACGGTTGTCCAGCCGAAATGTTGACTAACTAATTATTAAATGATAAAGTAGTCATATGGATAAAATAGAAATATTTCCAGGGATATGGAAATTTCAAAACGTATTTGATACCTCTTTTGATGTAATTAATAAAATTGAAAAAGCCGTATCAAAAGGCGAATGTTCCTGGGCTAAAGCTCAGGTGGGTTTAGAAGAAACAGACACAGAGTATAGAGATTGTTATGATTTTAAACTAAGCGATTTAGGCAAAAATCATGAAGTCTACCAACATGTATACGAATCTCAAAAACCATACGTAGACGCATATTGCGATTATTACCAAATAAAAATGGACTTTTGGGAATGGACTAATGTTGTTAAATACGGACAAGGACAATACTTCAAAGAACATGCCGACCACGGATGGTCCTATGTGTCTACAGTTTCTCTTGTATCTTATCCAAATGACGACTACCTTGGAGGAGAGCTAGCTTTTCCAAAATTAAAGATTTTTGAAAAGCCAAAAGCTGGAGACCTATACATATTCCCTTCCACGTATTTGTTTTCTCACGTAGCAATGCCAGTAAGATCTGGAACAAAGTATTCATTTGTAACAATGTTGGACTATAATGATGATACCCATACTATAGAGTATGAAGAGTATATAGATAGAAAGTATGGTAAAAAATAATGTTTTCTGCAAATGCTGAATATTTACATTATGGAATTGTTGTTTATAGAGATGTCTTTACAAAAGAAATGGACCTTGTAAATAGACTAGAAAATTCTTTAAGTAAAAGTGAAGGCAAGTATAAATGGAATCAGTCTCAAACTGGATACGCACATACAGATTTAAAGTATAGAGATGCCCATGATTTTAAAATTAAAAGAAACAGTGATGATAGCCTTATGCTATCAATGCAGTATGTAAGCAAAGAAGACAGAAAAGAAGCTGAAATAGAATTAGAAAAAATTTGGGAAGACTCTTATACCGCACAATTAAAGCCCGTAGAAGAATATAGAAATGCTTTTGGCTTGGCTCCTTTAAACTATTGGGAGTCGTTTAACTTTGTTAAGTATGGCCCTAATCAGCATTTCCAGGTTCACTCAGATCACGGATACTCGTATATTTGTGTTCTTTCATCTGTAGGATACATTAACGATGATTACGAAGGCGGAGAACTTTTCTTCGACAAGTTTAATTTAAAGATTAAGCCAAGGGCAGGAGATTTATACCTTTTCCCATCTTCTTATATTTATTCTCATTCAGCTATGCCAGTTACAAGTGGAACAAAGTACTCTATTGTCACAATGCTGGATTATCTTGAAGCACCACATACACCAGATTATCGTGAGATTGAAAAGAGATATACAGAAGGTTATGCATAAAATAAAAGCTTATGTTTCTTCTGAAAATGCTGCAACACTTTCTCCTTTACAGGCAAAACGTGAGTGGATGGAGCAAACATACGACAGGCATGCATACACATGCTTTCCAGTAACCTTAACAAATACTTTAGGCTGGTCGTTATCTTTTCCAGAGGACATAACTTTTATTTGGAACGGCAAATCTGATTCAAGCAAAGATCACGTAAAAATACTTGCAGGACATAAGTATTGTTACACAGAAAGAGCTAACGCAACTATAAGTTTTAAAACAGGATTAATTTTTAAAACAGAAGAAAACTTAAGCTTGCTTGGAATGCCAGCTCCTAATTATTTTTTAGATGGAGCTCAGCCATTTACAACAGCAATAAGTACTTCTTTTTATACTGCAGAATTTCCAGTAGCATGGAGAATAACAAAACCATACACGCCTATTACAATACCAGCAGGACACCCAGTCATTTCTATAATTCCTGTTTCTTTGGGAGAAATAGAGTTATCAGAAATAGAAATTCTAGATAAAAAGAAAATGCCTGTTTCTCCATATGCAGATCAGTATAATGAAACAGACCATATTAAATATGTGGCAAAACTTGCAGAAGAAAATAAATGGACTAATTTTTATCGTGATGCTGTAGATTATTTAGGAAATAAATTGGGAAAACATGAGGTTAAAAGTTTAAAGTTAAAGGTGATAAATAATGCCAAAGATTAAATTTGGATCAGCTAGACCCTATAACAATGAAGAAGAGCATAAGGTTTTAGAGCCAGGCCCAGCTAAAAATTTTATGCCAAACTGGTGGAAAGACGCAACAAAATATTGGGTTGATGATAGCGGAGATCCAATAATGGCTTCTTATAACAAAGATGATGAATTGGAAAAATCTTTAGGCTTTAAAGCTTGCCCAGCATTGTTAGATGTTTTTTCAACGGGATATGTTTTAAGAACTCCAACGGATATAATGTTTGCTCAATACGAAGGTGAACCTTACGTTATAATTGATCCAAAATATAAAGATTTCTGTGAAGCAAGAAGTAGTATGCCACAGTTTGAATATCCTCATGGATACAGCAAAAAGCACTTTCATTGGTGGCCAAATTGGGGAATACAAATGCCAGAAGGATACAGCGCTTTAGTAACTTCCCCTCTTAATAGAAATGATTTACCGTTTCTAACAGTTAATGGAATAATAGATAGCGACAAATATACATTGCCAGGCTTAATGCCTTTCTTTTTAAAAGAAGGATTTTCTGGATTAATTCCAAAAGGAACCCCGTTTGCTCAGGTCTTTCCAATAAAACGGGAGTCTTGGACTTCAGAGATGGTATACTATAGTAATGACGAGATGTACGATAGACACATGTCAATCGTATCAAAATTTAGAGTTAAATTTGGCGGAGTTTACAAAAAAACAACTTGGGTCAAAAAGAGCTATGAATAGGGAGAACCATGGACAATATAATTTCTTTTAACAACGATGTTTTATTTAAGAGCGCACATGAAGACGATATTATTCAAAATCATGACTCTTTAGAAGATGGCAAACATATTAGAACTGCCAGAAAATCAATTACTCCTTCAGGGTATTTTGGCTCTGGTTCAGAAATGATTGGCGAAATAGAAAATTTTCTTACAGAAGAAGAATGTGATTATCTAGAAAATTTTGCTAGAAACAACAAAATCTGGGACGTAACAGAATCTCATTATAATGAAAATGGAACAATTATTTATGATCATCGTCCATGGGAAAATAGAGTTGCAACCCTAAACACATTAATGAAAGCAGACCAAAAAGTTGTGGATATGCTACGTGAGGTAATAGCAAGATTTAAGCCAGTCATAGAAGATTTTTTCGGTGTAGTAGAAGTTGAGCCAACAAACCCAGCTATAGTTAGATGGCCAGTAGGAACATTTCAATTTCCACATGCAGATAAAGAATTACATGAAGGTCCAGACGCAGGAACAGAAAACGATTTTCCTTGGTATGACCTAGGAACCATATTTTATTTAAATGAAGACTATGAAGGCGGAGAACTTCACTTCCCATTACAAAAAATTGCCTTTAAGCCAAAGAGAAGAGCAGTGTATTTTTTTCCAGGAGACAAAAATTACATCCACGGTGTAGATAAGGTAACTAAAGGAACTAGATACACATCCCCTTGGTTTTGGACAATTAAGCAATTAACAAAGGAAGAAAAGTGATTAGTCAAGAAGTTATAGACAGATACCCAACAATAAAAGAATGGAAAGACGATGTCTTTACCATTGAAAATTTTATTTCTGAGCAAGAAGCTGATGCTATGATTAAATATTTAGAATCATTAGTTGAAAGTGGAAGACTTAAGTGGAATCAAATTTCTTTTTACGACTCTTTTGCAATGGGATTTTGGGACTCAGACCCTTCTTTGCCAGAGTTTGGATTGCCAGAAGATTATTTTAATAGATTAAAGTTTAAATTTAAAAAATGCGGCGAAGATATATTTGGGCATAAGTTTGCAGAAATTAGTTACCACGCTCAAAAGTGGGTTGAAGGAGCATTTGCAGATTTTCATTCAGATAATTCAAAAGACGGGAAGCCAACTGCATTTGAAAGAAGTAGGTATGCTGGATTTTTATATCTAAACGATGATTTTGATGGAGGAATATTAAACTTTCAACATTATGATATAGCAATAAAACCAAAGGTTGGACTTTATGCAATATTTAAAGGCGGTCATGGAAATGAACACGAAGTTACTCAAGTAAAAAATACTAAAAGAGATAGGTACACAATAGGTTCATTTTGGGATGATGCTCGTATGGAATACACAGACGAACAAAGACAAAGATGGGCCGATGAATTAGCTGCAACTAGAAAAGAACAGGATCAGTCTTATGATCAATGGGCAAAAGATAAAGCTGCTGGCAATGCTCCAATTTATAAAGGTAAGGGTGAAGAATAATGAATAATGTTAATGTTAAAGATTTAAATGAAAACCTTACGGTTTTTGCCGACAAGATATTTGTTTTTAAAAATGTTATAAATCTCATGGAGTCTTGGCCAGAAGAATTAGAATCTTTAGATTTAAGATTTAAAGATGAAGAAAAAATTAACATAAAAGGCAATCCAATAAAGCAATTAGGATATTGGAGTTCATGGCTTGCAAATGATGACCCAACCTTTTCTTATGGCCGTACAAAAACAGGACACTTTATATTTAGCCACTCTGACGACCCATCAGGCGGAGACTTAATTGCCTATGACCTAGTAGAAAATATAAGAAAAGCCTCAGAAGAGTTAGCTCAAAAATATTTTAAAGCATTAGACATAAAAGAAATACCGCATCTACCAAGCACATTTGAGATTAAAGAATACAACACTGGAAGAGACATGGGGCCACATTTTGATGCTTATCCAGGAGAAGACAATGAAACAATACTGTCTGCAGTTTTTTATATCAATGATGACTACGAAGGCGGAGAGCTAGCTTTTCCTGAACATAATATTACAATTAAGCCAGAAGCTGGATGTTTAATATTTTTCCCTTCTACTCCAGATTATATTCATCAATCAAAAATTGTTACATCTGGGAAAAAATATTGTATCCCACTATTTTTCTATAAGAATGCTCCAGCATCTATTTCTGACGATAAAGGCTAAAATTTAAATGAGCTACCAGTCAAAAATTATGCAAGAAAGCCCAATAGGTTTTTGGAGGCTTGACGAGAGTAGCGGAACCACTGCATATGATTTTTCAGGATGCTCAAACAACGGAATTTATTCTGGAACTTTTAATTACAATATATTGCCATTAGTTTCTGGCGGCACAAGAGGAACTTTAATAACAAACTCTTCATACATAACACTTCCAGTAACTAAAAATTATTATGCTGTTACAGCGGTAGAAGGATTAGCAACTAAATACACAAGCGATAATGACTTCACACTTGAAGCCTGGATTTACCCTATGTTTTATGGATCTTCTAACGACCCTCAAAAAATATTTGGAACAAATGAGACAGGTATATTTTGGCAAAAAGGTAATATTATTTTTAAGGCTGGTGGCGAATCTGTAGAGTACACATTGCCCTATATTAAAAAATCAATATACCTGGTTGCAGTTTATACAACAAAATCTATTATAATTTACATAGATGGTATTCAGGCCGCATCAAAATCTTTGTCTAATTTTAAATTTTCTGCAACTAATTTTGAGCCATCAATAGGGCCATGCAATGCTGCTCAAGATTCATTTATAGTAGATGCCCCAGCAATATATAGATATGCCTTAACAGAACCTGCAATAAAAAAACATTATGTAGATGGCAATATCACATCTTCAGCAATTCAGGTTGTTTTTCCAGATGAAGGAGTTTTGTTTTCTGGAACAGATGCAAATATAAAATCAACTTATGAGTATTCTTATCCAATCAATAAAAAATGGGAAGACATTTTATCCTCAAATACCTATTACGAAAATGACCTTAAGTATGTTTCTTTTTATTCTGATTTATCTGGAGCTCAAACATTTATATATCAAGACGAAATATTGATTCCAAATAGTTTGGGCATATCCACCTCTAAAATTGAGTGGAGAGATTCAGAAAATATATCTGTTCGTTCAAGCGTAGACGGAATTAATTGGCAGGTATGCTCAAATGGCAGCCCAATACCCCAATATAAGATTGGCTCATTTTCTTCAGAGTACAAGCTATACCTTGAAATTACAATGACAACTTTAGATGTTACAAAATACAAACCAAAGCTTTCATTTTTTTGCGTAAGTTTTTATTCAGATAGGTCTTTATATGCAGATAATTACGGGGATAAAATTACTTCAACCTCTGACTATAATTTGTCTTCAATTAAATACCCCGTTTTATCTAGAAACTACATGAATGGGATTAGACCTCTGACTGATAAATTTACAATAAATACTCTGTCGCAAATTAAATCTATAGAGATGATTTATACTCCAACTTCTTCAATAGGAAATGGTTTAGTAAATGGGCTTTCATGGAACAATGCTGGCTTAATAACAAAAAGCAATATAAGTAAGATATATATAAATAATGTCGACATCTCATCTCAAACCAATATATCCCCCTACCTTGTAGCAGATCAACCTCATCACATAGTAGTTGTTTTTACATCTCCAATTACTGGTGCAATAGATTTAAATGTTGGTGGGGGCCAAAATTTATATAAAAATATAGCAATATACCAAAAAGAAATTACGGCCAGCATATGCGATACCCACTTTACACTTTATGTTGGGCAGCCTCAATCCAGCTTAACAGAGCCAGTCGTAACCCTGACAGATAGTGAGCTAAAGTACTACAATAATGACTGGGTTGTTATCCAGAGCGTATAATTTGAACATTTTGATGACAAAATGTAGACTTATGTATTAAAGAATGGTATGATATTATCCTATGGACATTAAAAGAATAAATCAAACTACCGTTGAAGAAACAACCCTAGGCATATATGTTTGGGAGATGCCAGACGGCAGATGGATTGGAGATGACGATGGGAACTTTCTTTCGATCACGTCAAAAAAAGGAAATCGATCCAGAATCGATGCTTTGGCTAGAGAAGTTCGCTCATACGGTATATATGAGGGCGGGCCTAAATTTCTTTCTAACAGAAGAAAAATATCAGACGAAGAATTTGAACACCAAAAGCAAAGACTTGATTGGGGACTAGTTCCAGATCCATTAGATATTGGAAACTATAAGGATGAAATGAAAGCCTTAAAAAATGGGGGAATGAGATAATGGAATTTATTGAAGACGACAACGAAACACAAGATTCTATTAGTATATCTAATGTAGCAGATTGGATGAAGTTTAATGCTCCAAGCACTTCTACTGAAACCGACCCATTTAAAATTGATGGAGAAGAGTTAAGAAAGATAAACGGATTAGGATCTTCTTTTCGTAGAAAAATGGGAAGAGATCTTCAAAAAAGATTTGTCGGTATAGACGGAACCGCAACACAGCAGAATCTGCTTGCTCAAGCAGTCACTGGCTACGCAATGTTTGATTTAATTGAGCCACCTTACAACCTAGAATACCTTTCAAAAATTTATGAAATTTCTCCATACAACTATGCTGCAATAAATGCTAAAGTTGCAAACATTGTTGGCCTAGGATATTCTTTTGAAGAGACTGGCAAAACAAAAGACGCCCTTGACGAGATTGATGACCCTAAGCAGCTTGAAAGAGCAAGAAATAAAATAAATAGAATTAAAAGAGATTTAGAGCAATGGCTAGAGTCTGTTAATGAAGAAGAAACATTTACTGAGACTTTAATAAAAGCTTATGTAGACTTAGAAGCAACTGGTAATGGATACATTGAAATTGGAAGAACCGTTGCTGGAAACATTGGATACATTGGGCACATACCAGCAAAAACAATGAGAGTACGCAGATTGCGTGATGGCTTTATACAACTGCTTTATGGCAAGGCTGTATACTTCCGTAATTTTGGAGACCTATCAACAGAGAATCCAATTGCTGGTGTTGAAGATAGACCAAATGAAGTTATTCACTTAAAGAAATATACACCTACAAATAATTATTATGGAATCCCAGACATCATTGCTGCACAAAATGCAATGGCTGGAAATGAATTTGCTGGTAAGTACAACCTAGACTACTTTGAAAACAAAGCGGTTCCAAGGTATATTATTACTGTTAAGGGTGCAAAGCTTTCTACAGATTCTGAAAGAAAATTACTTGAGTTTTTCCAGGTTGGCCTTAAGGGCAAAAACCATAGATCTTTATATATTCCTCTACCACCAGATTCTCCAGATTCAAAGGTTGAATTTAAAATGGAGCCAATTGAGGCTGGCACACAAGAGGGTTCGTTTAACACATATAGGCTCTCAAATAGAGACGAGATATTGCTTGCCCATAGAGTGCCTATAAATAAAGTTGGAACTCCAGCTGGTGTGAACCTTGCAGTAGCTAGAGATGCTGATAAAACATTTAGAGAGCAAGTTTGTGGTCCAGCACAAAATAATTTGTCAAAGAAATTAAATAAGATTATTGAAGAAAAAACAGATGCTTTATTAATTAAATTTAATGAGCTTACCCTTACCGATGAAGATACTCAGTCAAAAATTGATGAAAGGTATTTGC